TCAACAGGTATTACTTTACCATTCTGAACGGTTGCTGTGAAGTTCATTATACTGTGGATTGTTTTTGATCACATCACGATCATCCTCGTATATTTTGAACACAAGCTTCCTATCTTTTTCGTCATCAACTGGATAAAACTCTGGAGCAGCTGCTGCTGTAACATACATAACATTGTCCTCAGCTAAAATGCCTTGGTCAACAAGTACGTCTTGCATACACTTATTATAAATCCATAGATTATCTAGATCCCAGTTACCTACTCCTATCACGTCATGCATCTCCAATCGGATCTGCACAGGATAAGAAGTAACAGGGTCAATGCCTTGTACAAACGTTTTAAGAAAAGATTTAAGTTCATTCACAACCTTACTGCGGATGTGAGGTGAATCTGTTCCTTTATAAAAATCCTGACCGTTTACTTTTTTAAGTCGGGGTGTGCCGACAACACGGGGATTAGCTATAACAGGATTACCTAACTTGTCTACTAGGATGCCTTTCTTATTGAAGGGCAATCCATTGTATTTTTTAGGGATCTTACTCTTTTTTGTATAGTACTTAGCTCGACGCTTTTTAGATAGTACGATGTGCTTAATATACTCAGGTACTGTAATGCTGATTAATAATTTCATACTAAATCTTTTGCTGCAAATATCGCACAAAACAACTCATTTTGAAGCGTTTAGCAATTCTTACTGCACGATACTTATCTTTTTTAAAGATTTTATGTATTTTCTTCTGAATCGATTGCACTGTTGCAAGTTTTAAATCTTTCATTTAGATGCTTTTTTAAAGGATTCGACTAACATAGTTGCATATTGTTTGCCATGGTTTTGTACAAAGTCAGACCAGTCTTTAGCACCGTAATCTACAGTGTTAAACCTACCATTAGTTAAAAACAAAGGCTCAATATTGTACAATCTACTAATTTCTGCTGCCATTTTAATGCCGGCATAGTCAAAATCGTAAAATGTGTACACTTTATTAAACCTATTTTTTAGTACTTCGATAGAATTTTCTGTGGGATACACTGATTCGCTTTGAGGCGCAACAGCTGGTATTCCAAACTCGTACAAACACATAACATCTTTCATACTCTTAGTGAGTATAACAAAGTTTTCAGTGTCTTTAAGCTGTGCTTTACCTTGCATAACATTGGTATTACACATAAAACGCATCTTACTTCTGCGAGGAAAGTATATTTTATAAATACCTTCATCAAACCTGTAAGCATACGCAGGGTCGTCTTTCGTATAACGATACACTACATTGCCGTTTAACCATACTACTTCGCATGGAAAAACATTAAAATGTAATAATGTTGCCTTAGAAATGCCAAACCCTGACCAATAATCTCTATCATCGCTGTTAAACGCTCTGACTTTAATATTGATTTCTGTATTACGCTGTTGTGATTCTTTAACACTCTGGTAGTTGTAATTTACTTTTGATATTTTAGAATCACTACTGCGTAGCTTAAAGTCTTTAGCAATGATTTCCAATGCTTGATTAAAGTTGCATCCATAGATGTACTCAACCACATTAAAAGCATTGCCTGCAAAATGTCCTGAAAAGTCTCTGAAATATAAGTCACCACTAGGAGCATACCTAAAACCACAAGTAGGGTTTGTGTCCCTACGCAAGGGCGAGCATATTTTCTTATTAAAGACTATTGGAACACCTAAGTAGTGTTCTAATATTTGCTCTTGCGTTAGGTTTTTAAGAATGTACTCTTTAGTTAGAGGTTCTTGTAACTCATACATATACAATAAATAAAAAAGGAGAGAACCGAAGTCCTCTCCCTTATAAAATTAACAATTTACCAATCTGGCTCTCCTGCAGTAGAAGGAGCTTCTTTAGGCGTTTCTTCCCAGCTGGTAGTCATAGAGCCTTCATCCGTTGGAGTCATGCGTTCTATGCGCTCCCACTTAGAATCAATAGCAAGTTTGTTAGGCTCTTCCATAGTCTGAATGAAAGGCTTAATAGCACGCATTGGGAAAGTTAAATAGTCTTTTTTGTTTAAGATAACCTTGATGCGAACCAAACGGTCAACATGATTAGTACCTAAAGCTGTAACCAACGCGTTAGAGAAGGTTGCAAAACTATCTGTCTTACCTACAGACTTGATAAGAACCTCACGAGGTACAAATACAGTAAGTATGTGGAATATGCGCTCTGATTGAGCTACATATCTGCTTTTAAGATGCTCTTCAGGATCTTTACCCCATTGACGTGCGTTATTACGCTCACGATCGTCGTCAATTGACCATTCTACATGGCTAAATTTAGCCCCTGTGAGGGTCTCGAAGTTAAATCTTAGAACCATATCGCCAGAACCATCTGACTTTGCAGGTTCGTACACTGCATTTACTAGTTTAACATTTTCATTAATACCAGGTGCCATAACATTGGCTCCTGAACTTTGGCTAGTACTTTCGTCAAAACCGTAACTCATTAGTTTTCTCTTTTTTACCCTTTTTGTAAAGGTAGTTAATCAATATAAATATTTTCCCATTCAAAATCTACTACATTACCGCGTAGATGCTCACAACGTGAACCTGCTTCTATTTCTGAAGAGGCTTCAAAAGTAACTTTTAAATTACTTTCTTCATCACGATAGACAAAACCAATAGCATCGCTATCAGCCATAACCAGATTCTTAAGCTTACCTGACAAGTCTAGAGAAGAAGTATTTACTTCTACACTGTCAGAACCTATCAAAGTTTTCTTTCTATGACCGATTAGTACTACATGTTCAGACAAAGTCTTAAACCTATTAATGAGCATAATAACTCTGTCTCTAACTTGAGCATAACCCCCGCCGAAAGGAATATCGCCAATTTGCTTGACTTTATTCTCTTGACATACTGCATGCTCTACCCAGAACACCATATTATCTAAGGTGTCTAGTGCAATAAAGTCATACTTATGATCGCTATCACGAATAGCTTTCATTGTAGACATAAGTTCTGGTAAGCTGTTTACTTGCACCTTCATTGCACTGACAAAGTCAGTACCTTGCTCTGTGTCAAGTATTAAACAGTTCTCCAGTTTAGAAAGAGTGGTTGTCTTTCCAACCTTGCTTTGACCGAACAGGGTCAATAGCTTGGGGTTTCGCCTAGCAGGTGCTATGCGAGATGTAGGTAACTCCATACACTTTTATTTAACTATTAAACTTTTACTCTGAATACCCGTATCCCATACTACGGGGTTTTTCATAATTCCACTCATCAAACCTACCATGCGCAAGATTATTACGTAACAGTGTTAAGCCTTGCTCGCCTTTACGATTCTTAAGAATATGTAAGGCAACAAGACCTTCCGTAGGAATATCTTTCTTACCGTAATACTCAAGGTGGAGTAAGGAAGGTTGATGTATTACCATAACTACATCCACAGCATGATACATTTGCTTAGAGCCATGTATATCTGTTTTTGTAGGGTAATGTAAAGAAGGGTTAGTTGGGTCTAACCGCTTCTCGCTCTCGATTTTATCATTAAGCTGACCTAGTAGAATGTTCAGAGTATTAAACTCTTTACGTATCTCGATAAATAATTTACCTAGACCTGCAATAGTTTGTATCTCGTTCTCTCCTACCTCACTCTGCACAAGCAAAGTGTGGTCAACTGTAACAATAAGCTCTTCATCAGGAAACTTAGCTTTGAAATCTTTGATTGTTTGATACATCTTATACCTAGTAGTAGGTTGTTCTACATAGAAGACTGGTTGCTCTTTAAGAGTCTCAATCTTCTCCTGAAAGAACTCATACTGCTGAGGTGTAAGCTTTTCAAACGCACTCAATAACCCGCCATACGATATGTTCGTCATTGCAGCAGCCCGTCTAAGTATCTCATCAGCAGCACTCATCTCGAAGCCGAAGTGTAAGATCTTAAAAGGTTTGTTGAATGTACCGTTAATGGTAGGATCTAAGAAATCTTGAATCAACATGTTCAGGAAAAAGGATTTACCATGACCAGAAGCACCTGCTAATAAATAAGTATTACCAAAACGCAATCCTCCCATCATAAGTCGATTAAAACCTGACCATCGCGTCTGCAATGCCATGTTCTGATTACTCATGCCGTCTTTTACAAGATTGCTGGCTTCTACTAATACTTTTTCTAAAGGCTTTATTACAACCCTAGTAAATGGCTTCTCCTGGTAATTCACGATCTCCTGCGTCTTTACGTTGATTCATTTCTTCTTCTATAGTTTCCCATTGTTTAGAGTCAAACCATTTGCGTATACCCATATTTACAAGCTTATTCTTGACTGCATACTTAAGACACTCCATAATCTCTTTGTGTCTATCTACACGCATTCCAATAACCTTGTTGTAATCGTCAAAGAACTGGTCTTTGTCAGTATTACGGGCTGCAAATCGTTTGCCTTCTATGTACAGCATTCTAGGATACGCATCCCAGAACTCTGTAGGCGCAATCTCTTCATCTTCATAGTACAGTCCTGATATAAACGTATCAGTAGTAATAAAAGAATCCAAGTAGTAGTCTTCCTCTTTGTTAAGGTTAATCACTAAGTTTTTCTCTACAAGATCATCAATCTCATCCGGTATAAAGCCTTTGCCTTCCGTAACAAACTTGTACAAAGGCGCATAGTCCTTTTTGTGTACGATTGTCAGAAATAGCAACTGGTTAGCATTAATATCAAACCGCACTAAAAGATCAATAAACTTCTTCACATTGTCAATCATAGAACAGAAGTTGATTTGGTATATTATAGTAACATTGCTCAGCCTTTATATCTATGTATAGATCGTATAGGCATTCTTTTATCTCATTTTCACTATAATCCCTTTTTAACTTCTTTTTGATACTACTTACTCCCTGGGAAAAGATTGTATCGTCCTTTGCTAACAGAATCACCAGCTCCATCTGCAGGTATCTGTTTCTGTGCGAGGTTATCTTTAATTTCTTGGATGCTGTTGACATAAATTATATTCGTAGATTTCTTCTGACGAGCTTTTAGCCACCGTTCATCCTGGGTATCCTTAATATAAATATTAATAATAACCGCAGTCTTACCCTCCTGATAACGAATCGCACGACCTGTGCGCTGTAAGTCTTGTCTTGATGATGATGTGCCTGAGCTAATAATAGCTAAGTCAATACCATTTACATCAAAACCCTCGTCAAGAGCACGCGCTGTATGTATTACATGCACATCACTTGATTCGTTATTAAACAGTTCAAGATTGCGGGCTTTTATACCCTTTGGCATCTTAGAATGATAGTCCACAGAGTACTGCGGCATTCTTTGATGCAAGCCTTTAGCAAAATCTACACCTTCCGAAAAAGTAATAGCTTTCTTATCACTAAAGTCTTGTAGCAGTTCTAACACTGCTTCCATTTTGGACGAAGCAAAGTACAAAAACTTCTTACGCTTTTGCATATTGCGATTAAAATTAATTGCATACACAGCAAGTTCTGCAGGATCTCTCCCTGTAGTACGAGCGTAACTGTTTCTATAGTCTTGCTTAGATAGGCATGACATCGCCACGTTAAAGTCATGATTAAACTGAGAAAAGTTGTAATGGAAGTCCTTATTCATACTATCGTATGTCTTACGGTCCGCCTCATTCAGCTCTATTCCCAGGTTAAATACTTTAAAATTAGACACATAACCATTCTCAAGCGCTTCTACTATATCTATTGTATCTATAACAGGACAATATGTACGTATTAGCGCATCTCTGTTGTCGGATCTATCGATAGTCGCAGTAAGTCCTAAGATGAACTTGTACTTTGTCTTCTCGAAGATCTTAATAAACTCATTAGAACCGTAGTTGTGTATCTCGTCAAGAACAAGCAAGTCATAGCTTCTATCGCTTTTGATTGCAGTATTAACAACAAGTACATCTACGTTCTGTAAATTTAAGTTTAGGATCTGCTCTTCCCACTGAGACTTTAAGTATTGTGTGGGAACTACTACTATAGTAGTACGTTCAGGCTTACGTTCGTTCATGCGCTGTATGCACATAAGAGCTACGTAAGTCTTACCGAAGCCTGTAGTAGCTTGTAGCGTACCGCGTGCTTTGTTATTAAGCCACTTAGTAATAACCTGATTCTGCCTCTTAAGCTTCTTCGGATCTATCTTCATCATGTATAGCTTTAAATGACTGAGAAACAGCATCAAATCTGTATCTGTATACCACTTCCTTTCGAGGTACATAAGCTTTAGGCAGTTTTATCTCTTTCGGAGCACTTACCACAGCTTTAATATCCTTTTTAGGTATAGATTTAACTGCTTTGTTATTCATTTTAGACTCTATACCCTTTTTAGGTATATTCTCTCCTTGAAATAACCGGATGATTTCATGTACTCTGCGTATCTCATCTCTTATTCCCTCTAACCCCTTGACTTTCTTGCTAGTAAAAACAAAATTGATCAGTCCTTGTAAATAGGTAGACCAATACTCATGCTTTCCTTCCAGTGTTAGGTTTTTATATTCATTTATTTCTCCCATGATAATGATAAGTTAGTGTCGGACTTAAGCAATCCATTAGGTATTGTAGTTAAGGCTGCTTTCTCCATTAACTCTTTCATTTGTACGCGCCATTGATCTGCATAGCTTTGATGTACAATAGTATCGATCTGGTCATGCACAGTCATAACAATCTTCACTGGTAGTTTATGTGTAAGAATAAACTTACGCATGATAACCAGTGCTTCTTTAGTCATGTCTGCACCTGTACCTTGGATAGGAGTGTTCTTAGATGCACGTTCGATAGAGCCAAACTCTACCATATCACGCATATAAGGCTCCCACTTATCAAACCACCGTATACGACGATAGGGCGAGAAGGTTCTAATGAAACCATTGCCTGTACCGAATTGACCAAGCTTAGTCAGAAAGTTCTTAATCCGTGGAAATGCACTAAAGTATTTCTCGATCAGTTCTTCTGCTTCTTTTATGTCAATTTGTAGTGTGTCTGATAATTTATGGGCACTCATACCATAGGCAAGACCAAAGTTGATACTCTTTACTTGAGTACGTAGCTTGCCATGCTTAGGACAGCTGCACTTTGCTTTGTTATTAGCAAAATACTTACAGTCCTTCTGTGCTGCATCACGCCATATATCTCCAAAGACTAAGTCAGCACATACACTATGTAAGTCTTGACCTATCTCTAAAGCTTGCAACCATACTGGATCTTTAGACCCTGTAGCTATAATACACAGTTCTTGCGACGAGAAGTCACTCGAAGCAAACACATAACCCTCGTCTGCAATAAATGCATTGCGGTATTTGTTGTCTGCTGGTATCTGTTGCATGTTGGGATGACGAGATGATACACG